CCGGGCATGGAACCCGGAGTTCTACGCCACCATTCAAGCCGACTTCCCGGACCAATACGGCAAAGTCGATTACGAGACGGCGTTCTATCAATGGTGCAATGCGTTTACCGCAACATGGCCGTCATTGCTGAGCGAGCCGGAAAGCAAATTGTCGGAAATGGAGGACGTGAAGCTCAAGGCGCTCATCGCCGCGGTGGAAATCCTGATGCCGGCAATGGACCCGGAAAACCGCGCCACCACGATCAAGTGGCTTGCCGACAATATGAACAGCTACACCAACCTGTTCGATTCGCCGCTCAATCTGGATTACGAGGTGCTTGCCGAATACAAGCCGCCGGCTAACGAGATGGACACCTTACACGAGCCCCATGAGCCAAAGCCATTTGCTGCCCAGGATTCGGACATAATCGGCAAGCGGATCCGTGCCGTCATGTCTGGGCGTCGTGCCCGCAAGGATGAGACCCAGCAGATCGCCGCTATGGCCTCGGCGATTGCTGGCGCAATGCACAAGGCCAACGGAGCCGTAATCCAGTGACCGACCTGACGACGGTTGAGCGTGGTCGGCGTATCGCGGCCCTGACTGCGGCAAGCGGCCGGTTCTCGGCGCATGATGCTCAACTGGCAGCGAACCGTATCCTTGGCGCCGAACTGCGCGCCGAGAAAGCCGACCTGATGGTTGATTGGGCGCAACTGGTGGCGGCAATGGACTTTGAGGAGATCGCCGCGCGGGCGAAGAGGCTGGCTGAGATCGGACGGGAATTGACGCGAATGGGGGTGTAATATGCCGTTGGAAAAAGGATCGGGGCAGGCCACCATCAGCCATAACATAGAGGAAATGATCAAAGCGGGGCATCCGGCGAAGCAAGCGGAGGCCGCGGCGTATCGTGAGGCGCGCGCCGACGCGGACCCGCACCGGGTTCACGCTTACATGGACGCCGTTTGCCGGGGCGACCGCGCTGCCATGGCCCGGCACAAGTTCGGCCGCTGACGATGTATGCGCAAGCCCTACGCCAGACGGCTATCGAACTGCTACGGCTTTACCACGATTCGGAGATAGCGGCGCCATTCGAGCCCCTTGACGTAGACGCGGTGGCCGCATGGGAACGTATCGCGGAGGGCGTAGAAGTCGACGCCGACCTTGATCTGATTAGAATGCGCGCGCTCGAATATGCCTCCTGAAGGATCATTCTACGGCGGCCAGGCCAGCTTTTTCGACGTAATGACCGCGGCAACCGCATATTTTGCCGAGCACGGTTACGATGATGCTACGCAACTGGAGGCTTGGGTCCGCCTAATCCGTGAAGCCGCGCTGCGCAGCATGACGCCGCCGTATGCGCTAGAGCGGGCGCTGAAGGACACGCTGGGATCGGTATATCGGGCGCAGATCGAGCGCGGCGGAATTTTGCGGTTCCATCCCGGCGTGGCACGGTTCACGCTGGCGCAGGTGGCGCCGAGGCTGCGGGCGGAACTGGATCGGCGGATACTGGCGAGTGCGGCACTGATCAAACTGAACCGAGAAAGGATGGTGGCCGATACCATCCAGCGTTTCAGCGGATGGGCTACCAGCATCCCGGCCGGTGGGACTGAGATTGCGAAGCGGCGTGAGATCAAGGAACAGATAAGGAAACCGCTGGCGTCACTTTCTTTCAAAGAGCGCCGCTGCATCACGGATCAGTCGCATAAATTCGTTGCAAGCCTGAACAACATTCTAGCAACGGATGGCGGTGCAATCGCTTTGATCTGGCATTCGCACTGGAGAGAGTCTGGATATCAGTTCCGTCCCCAACACAAGGCGCGTGACGGGAAAGTATACCTCCTACCCAATTCTTGGGCACGCGAAGCGGGATTAGTTAAGCCGGGCGAGGCTGGAGATTACGACCAGATCACTGCGGTGGGAGAAGAAGTTTCGTGTCGTTGCTTTGCACAATTTCTGTATTCGTTACGGTCAGTCGAGCCGTATGGACTTCTGACCGAAAAAGGCAAAGCCGAGCTTGAACGTGTGAGGATCGCCGCATGACCGACGCAGATCGTGCCCGTGCGGATGCTGCCGCACACTTGGCCCGCCACACCGGCTTGGTCGCCAGCGTCAAGCGCGATTCCGCGGAACTGCACCGGCGCATGGAAGGGCACGGCAGGGCGATCAGCGAATGGCGGGGCCGAAACATGGCTGATCCGAAGGTCCATCCGCCGCAGTAGGCTACCAGATCGGGCGGGAGCATCCTTCACGCCGCACGGGCGGGCGACGCCACGAGGCGTCGGCGGTGTCAAAGCCCATCCTCGCTATTCGGCTGGTCCCGATACACGACGATCATGCCGGCCGCGATGCGTAAACCCGCTCCCACAAGTTTACAGGGAAAGGGTGGGAACCGCCCGAGTTTAAGGAGCCGCGATGATCAAGGCCGCCGGATTGATGCTGCTGACGAAAGCCGGAGAAACGCTGTTGCTGTGCCGCGCGCCCGGTCAGTCGCACGAGGCGGAATACTGCTTCCCCGGTGGTCAAATCGAAGGCGACGAAACCGCTGAGGCCGCGGCCTGCCGGGAATGCAAGGAAGAGGTCGGCTTTCTCCCAGAAGGCGAGCGGGTGTTGTGGACACGCCGCATCGCCGAGGATGTGGACTACACGACGTTCATTCAACGGATTGACGAGCCGTTCGTGCCGACACTGAGCGCGGAGCATGCGGGATTCTTGTGGGCCTCTACGGAAAGCCTGTTGGGGGATGGCGTGGCGGCCGCCGACTCCGACCTCCCGCCCGTCTTCATCCCGCCCCGTGTCCGCTTAACCCGCCACGACCTTCTGCCGGGCCGCGAGGACGAGGCCGGCTATTTCGAGCCCGATGACGACTTCGGCAAAGGCGACGGCTCCGGGCAGATCGCGGTGGCGAACAAGGTCAAGGTCGGCGACAGCTACCGTACCCTTGCCGAACCGGGCCGCGTGCTGGCCCACGAAGCCGGCCACGCCATCGACCACGCCATGGGGCATCCCAGCAAGGGCCTGATGCTACCGGCCCCTGGCGAGCGTGAGACGGCCTGGGAAGCGGTGGGCGCGCGCTACTACCTCGCCGATCACGATGAGTTCTGGGCCGAATCCTGTGCGGTGCAGACTGGTCCGCCCGAGGCGATGTATTTCGGCGGCATGACGCGGGCGCGCGCGCTGGAGTTGTTCGGCGCCGAGATCGGACAGGTTACGGAGGCCGTTGCATCATGGCGCATTTCGTCGGTCTGAGGCTGTATGACGGCGCCGATGGTGTCCGCCGCTTGGACGCGATTTTGAAGGAAGGCGTGGTCCGGCTGGTGCTGGCCGGCGAGGATGAGGCCCGGCCGGTGGGGTGGTACGATATGGCGTGGGTTCCGGTTGCTGATCCGAGTGCGTCGTGATGGCGAACGTTGCCTTACATCCTGGCGTTCGCGTCGCCATCCAACGGATCGGCATGAACGAACTTGATATCGCCCGCGCGATGGCGGCGGGCGACTTGATAAGTCCGCAGAAATACCAGAATGTTTATTTGTGGGCGTTAAGAATCGCTGGTGTTGGGCTTGCCTACAGAACCGCACATGAGGAGCTAGTTTGGCGCGATCCATCGTTATATCTCAACGATGACTTCGTTGCTCGCTGCAACGGCTTGACCGTCACGTGGTTGCACCCGGAAACAGATACCCTTACCAGCGCCGAGTTTGCCAAGCGTGCCATCGGCTCGATCATGCTTCCCTATATCAAAGGTGACGAAATTTGGGGCATTGCCAAATGTTACGATGCCGCAGCTAACCATGAGATGGAGACGAAGCAGCTTTCCACGTCTCCGGCAGTAATCCTACGCGATGCCGACAACACTAAGCTGAAAACGGAAGACGGAACGCCCTTGCTTATTGAGGGCGCCGCGATGCTCCTCGACGCCATAGCCGTGGTAGAAAATGGAGTCTGGGATCGGCAGGGGCCGCCGGTCGGCGTGCTCAATCAACTACTCGACGCTACCAACGAAACCGAGACCCTTGGTGAAAGGACCAAGCTCATGACTCCCGAAGAAGAGAAGGCCGCTGACGCCAAGCGTCGCGCGGATGAGGATGCGAAGAAGAAGGCCGACGCCGCGGCGATCGAGCCGGACAAGTTTCTGTCCAAGCTCGACGAATTCAGCAAGCGGATGGATTCCGCCCTGAAGCGCATGGACGCCGATGATGAGCGCCGGGAAGCCGACGCTCGCCGCAAGCGCGCCGATGACGATGCGGCCCGTTGCGCCGACGACGACGACGAAGAGGCGTTCGAGAAGCGCATGAAGGAGGAGGAGGAGGAGGAACGCGAGGAAGGCCGGAAGGCCGGCGAAGCCGAGGAAACCGCTGCCGACAAGGCCAAGAAGCGCCGCGCCGACAAGGAAACCTGGCGGGCCGACCGCCGCAAGCGGGCCGACGACGCCAAGAAGCGGGATGACGCCAAGAAGGTGGCGGACGATGCGTCCAAGAAGGCGGATGACGACGCGGCAAAGAGGCGCGCCGACAGCATCCTGGCCGACAACCGGAAGCTCGCCGATGTCCTGGCCCAGATGCCGAAGCCAGCAACCGACGCCGACTATCCGAATCTGGTGACGCATCAGGCCAAGGCCGATAGCGCCTATCAGGCCCTCGGCCAGCGGGCGCCGGTGCCGCTTCAGGGCGAGACCGAGATCGCCTATCGGGTGCGCCTCGCGCGCGGCTTGCAGAAGCACAGCAAGCCATGGGGCGGCGTTGATCTGTCCACCCTGCAGGGTCCGGCGCTGGACATTGCGGAGACCCAGATCAGGGCCGATGCCGTGGCGGCATCGTATTCGACCGACGATCTGGCCGAGGATGCGTTGATCCCAACCCGCCGCCAAGCCGATTCGGGACACCAGATCACCGAATGGCGCGGCAAGCATACTTTCATTGCGGGGCTGAAGCGCCCGACGCTCCGCGTCACCGAATTCCTGACCGGAAAGGGC